AACAGGACGACCTTCACCATTGGCTGCTAGTTGACAGCTAAAGATTGGGATTTCGTATTCAGTCTTTTTACAGATTTTGTTGATAGTAGTTGATGAGATACCCACACGAAGGTCTCTGCGTAACACTGGTGCTAAGAAAGTATTCCATTCATTACTATCAAACCGTTCAGCTAAACTGTGTACCGCATCTCGTGCAGCATGACCGGTCAATTTTCGTTGACTAAGATCGGTCAGTAGTTGATTAAAATCATCCCAGGGATTTTCTGCGTCAACGATTCCCGCAGTATCGGGAATCTGTTTAACACCAAAAACCAAGTACGGGTTATAGCAGGCTTTTGCAAATTTCAAAAAATTTTGAGCATTTGTACTACCCAGGACACTCGCCTCTAATGCTTGCAATACTACATCTTCTTTGTGAAGGCGACTATTTGATAGATTTAATTTTGTTATCCATGAAGCTGACATTGTTTTTCCTATTTAAATTTTTGTTTTGTTACGGGTAGTAGCCGCTACTGCACGGGCACGACATTCAGCAGTTACTTCTGGGGGTACATTTTCATAATCAGCTAGATTGTTACACTCATATTCAATGACAACAGTGTTGGGATCATCTGTACACAAATTCTCAGGATCCGGTCGTAGCGCAAGCATCAGTGTTATGAGGAGAAGTCCCCCAATTGTAATATTTTTTGTCATGTTATCACTAAACTATTCTTTTCATTTTTCAAGATGTTGACCAACTGACGATTGCGTTCATCTTGTTCTTTGCGTTCACGCTTTTTGACATCGCTAATCTTTAGCATTTGATCATAATCACGCGCCCACACTACACCTTGCATAAACTTGCCAGCCTCTTCCAATGATCCAACAAATAAGACAGCATCACGACAATAGATAGGCAATGAATCTTTATCTTTGGGAACCAATGCTATAGTTTCACCATAAGTATTATCGTATTTATTTGAGGCAAACTTCATTCCGATCTGATCGGTCATTTCTTCTAACTTGCGAATTTTTTGAATTGTAACCCAGCCTAACATATTATGCTTTCAATGTTTCCCAAATATATTCTTTTTCCATCTTTTCAACCCACTTGGTTCTGATACCACCTTCATCATGCAACCAAGCTATTACATTTTCATTACATCCCCAGCTAGTTGGCGGGAGTCTTGATTCAGTAGTTAACCATTTGACAATCTCAAAGATAACATGCTTGTTGGCATTGTCTGCGCTTGATACGGCTCCATACAAATTATTAGTAAGTATGCTTGTGAGAAAACCACCAGGCGGGTAACCTTTAAGGAAATAATTGTCCAATGCTTCCATTGTATGCTCAGGAAAAGCTAACTCACCCAATCGACGACTTTCTTTCTGTTTTGAAACCAGTGATAATTTTTTAGTCATGCTAATTCAAAAATAACATTAGTCCCGTGTTTTACATCTTCACCGACTCCCTTGACTGCTCCCGCTATTGTACTGCATCCTGAGATAAAAGTCAATAGCAATATACCCAATATCGTTTTCATGCGATTACCTTTACCCGATTCAATTGAGTAACATTGTCACGGTGTGCTTTGACAGTGCCCTGCAGGTCAACCATCATACCCACTTCTAGTTGATGTTTGAATGCAAAGAACAACACTTGGTCATCACTGGTGATGCCAGTGACATAGTTGGTGTCCCATTGTTGCGAATAGAAAGTTTTGAGAACTTCAATCCTGACCGAGACTTTATCAGTCAGTTGGCCAATGAATCCACCGGTAGCAAACGCAACTCGCTGGTCCACAGTTTGTCGTTTCATGCCACGCTCGTAGCATGAAGGCAAACTAGTGAGTACTGCGATATCATAATTAGTTTCAATAGTTTCACGATTGGCAAGTAGCATTGCAGTGTTGTCAAACTCCGACAACTTGATACCTTTAAGGATTTTGAATGTGAATGCTTGATAGAACTGTCGAACCAATTTACCTTGCTCAACATCTTCTGCGGTAATCATACTGGGTTCAGCAAGCAAATTCAGTACCAATCGGCGATTAGTTTGACCAGCGGGAGCATCTGCATCAACCTTGATATAACCTTGATTGAGGCGTTGTGCTTGACAGGCCGCAGCCCATGCGTCATCAGCGTTGATATTCAGGAGAGCAGGTTTGTGATAGTTAGCCATTTTGAGTCCTTTAATTAACTGTCTAAGATTGTATTATATACCCAAATTCATTTAATGTCAAATTTGGTTAATTGCGGACACCCGAATCTCAGCACTATCAACTTTGATACTGCGACTATAAACAGTGTTTTTGAACTTTTCACGCAGGTTGTATTTGCGATATTTGTCCAATGTCAGTGTCTTACCTTTAGTGCCAATTCCACCGCGACCCATAGAAATCAATGTATTCAATTGCTTGGAAAAGTAATAGTTACTATGTGTCAAATCAACGCCAATACCATTAGAGACAATGCGTTTGAGTTTATATACACTAGTAGGTCCTACAACACCTTCAACAAGTTTGTATTCAGCATTTTTAGAGAATTCAGCATAGTCAGATAAAATCATTTTGAGTCCTTTAATTAACTGTCTAAGATTGTATTATATACCCAAATTCATTTAATGTCAAGGCAGAAACGCCCCAATTAAGGGGCATTATTTGGGTAAGAATTACTTCTTAGGTGTGTTTTGGTTTACGAAAGCATACATCTTTTCAGCAGTTTCCAATACTTTGTCAAGTCCCGGGAACTCTGGCATACCAAATTTGGTTAAGATGCTACCGTCTTGGGCTTTTGATTGAGCCATTTCCCAGCCTTGCCATTTGTATGAAAACTCTTGGCTAGTAAGGTGCTGTGCTTGTTTAAGAATCTCGGTACGAATCTCGTAACCGTTTTTTGATACCCGAATTTCGGGCATCTTGGGAAAAGTATTTTCTGACATATTAATCTCCTTATGTGTTAATGTCGGTGTGTGAATGGCTTATTTTATCAGTCTTTGCCTTGACTATTTCACCCTCATTATGAGGATAACTTGTTTTTACTGATACTGTCAGCAGCATAAGACAACATCTCTATTGTATTCTTTGCTAGCATCTTTGCAAAGACTGTTTGGGCATCTATAAAGTCATTGGCAACTTTATTTAATCTCTCGTCTTTGTAAATTTGATTAGTTGCCATCCTTTTTGAGGATTGAATCAGATCAATATAAAATTCAGGTGTAAACATAATATTTCCTTTGTGTGTGTAATGAGTTTTTACAGAACTCATAACTGTATTTATACTTCAATATAGGTTTCTCTATACTTCTGCATAGCTTTTGCTCTGGCAACTGCTAATCTTACGATTACATAATCAGATAATGGTTCATCATCTAAATCTATAACCTTTATGTCTACTTCGTAGACTTTAGGACGACTGTATGCACGATGACAGTCCAAATCTTCTGGGCCATCATCGTCCCTATTATTGTCGTCTATTGTTAGATTACTTAGAAGCAGGAGTTGCTGGCTTGACTGCCGGTGCTGCTGGAGCAGCTTTATCTGTAGCTTTTTTGTCCTTGACAGGTTTATCACTTTTAGTGGCATCCACTTTTTTGTCTTCCTTTTTCTTAGCCAATTTAAGTTCTTCTTTGGCTGGTGCTGTAGCCTTAGCAGGTGCTGCTACTGGTTTAGCCGCGGCTGGTGCCGCGGCTTCAACTTTGTCAGCTGGAGTCTTTTTAGCTTCTTCTTTCTTGGACGGGGCCGCAGCGGGTGCAGCAACAGCGGGTGCTGTAGTCTTGGCTGGCTCAGCAGCCAAGGCGGCAGTGGCCAATAAAGTAGCGATAACAGTGACGATTTTCTTCATTTGTGGTTTCCTTTTAAAGTATGAAAGTTGGTAGCAACATTATTGTGTCTACATATATATAACGTGGCAGCCCACGGAACCGTTGACAAGACTAAATACTAAATGCAATTACAATACATTTCTTATCAGGGCATCTACGATGGAACTAATTTTGAGGATGCTGCCTTACCTAAACAAATAACCAAATCCATGAATCATGGATTTAGTACCATGGTGAATGTCTGGCGCGATAGTGGGAAACTTTATTTGGGTGTTAATCAACCAATTACTGAAGTGACTGAGAAATATCTGCAAGGACCTAGATTTTGGCTAAATGCCATGAATAGTGATATGCAGAATTGGATTGTAACTCAACCAAGCAATCTTTACCCAAACTACTTCTGGTTCCCCACTGCTACCGAAAGTACACCGGTAACCGCAAGTAATGGAAAAATTATTACTCCCGGTACTGTTCCTGTAAACAATACCAGTGTTATATTTCTTCCTGAGATACAGGATAGAGGAATGTTCAGTACAGTACACCTACGATGTTTCGGTGTATGTAGTAATTATTTGTCTTTTATTAAACGAATGCGTAATGAAGGTGTGTGGTATTAACTGGATTTTCCTTCAGTTATTGTCGCACCCTAACTGATTCTAAATAACTTTCTATATCACCATATAGTGCTAGCATCATTGCTATCTTACTATCATATAGTCTTATAAACGGTTCTTTTGCTTCTATGGTTTTATTTACGCTAAAGTAATATGGACATTTAATTTTCTTATTACATTCAGTTAGAAACTTATACCAATGGTTAAGTTTAATCTTAACCGGTAAGTCAAAATATTCAATTTCTGCTTGTCTAAACATTAGATCACCTTGTGGGGTGAGGCGTAGACTATCACCTGATTTGGTGAACCACCAATCACTTATAACTGTTTCAATTGGGATGTTATTACTAGGCAGTTGATCCATAACTGCTCTAGTGATTGTGTATTTTACTTTTCGTCTATCATTCATCTGGGTACACTGTGGTACCGGTATTCATAAACACCACAGTGAACAAAGCTGTTTTAAATTGTATGTTTAGTTTGCGACAAAGATTCCGTGCATGTCCAGGATTACTGAAACTTGTTTTCTTATACTTGGGAGTAGCATCCGGATCTTGATAGTGCTGTGACTTTAAATTGATAGGTTGACCATCATAGAATACAGCCCATATACCTGCAGCTTCTACGATTTGATCAGACTTGTATGTTACTTTATCTACAAATTCTAATAATACTTTTGGTTGCATTCTTGCCATTAAAATTTACCTCCGACTATTTCAAGTTGAATAACTTCGGAAGTGTTTTTCTTTCCCTCAGTAACCTCATAGTGATCTACCAACAATTTAGCTAATTCATCACGCAG